GTCAGCAGATCCTTCATGGTTAGGTGGGCCGGTTGCTTACCTTCTAGTATCGCCTCAATGATTCCAGGTGCCAGGAAAGCCAGACGTGTGACGCGGCTGACATATGACGGACTGATTTTCTCGCCAGCGGCCAAGTCTTCAATCGTGTTGTGCGAACCGTCAGATAACAGTCTATGCCAGCGATGACCACGCGCGATGATTTTCACCATCGTGGTGTCAACAATGGCTTCTTTACGTTCAATGGCCCGGGTGCCATCAGGCAGCACCATGACGGTCTTCCCACCTCGAATCCGGAACTTCATCAAAATGTCAGTTGTAAGGCCCGGGTTTTGCTGTTCGCTCATGCGGCCTCCATCGCTGGCGCAGACAGCGTTTCACGCAGAAGATTATTCATGCCTTGGTCTCTCCACTGGATGGTGATCCCCTCGCGGCGCACGGTGATGCGCTCAACAAGGGTTCGGACAATGTTCGCCTGCTCAGAAGGAAAAAGTTCGTCCCACACCGGATCAATCAACTGTAGTGCCCGGATGCACTCAGCCTCCTTGATCTTTGGGCGCAGGTCGGTGACCTCTCTGACCGCATGCGCCAATACCTCGGGGGCACGCAGCACGTGGCGCAGCTTTTCAACTACCACGGTTTCGATTTCACCTGCCGGGAGTCGCTGTATTTCACAGCCAGTCTTGCCCAACTTGATGGCGTCGGTATTGATGTAATACCGGTAAAACTTGGTGCCCTTTTGGGTGTAGCCAGGCGTAAATGCCCTGTTTTGCTCAGAAAACAGCAGGCCACGCAGCAGAGATGGCGCTTTGCTGGCGCGGTCAGCATGGGGGCCTTTTTGTTTGCGGTCGCCGTTTTGCAGATGCTCTTGCACCCGATCCCAAATCTCCTGACTAACGATGCCCTGGTGTTCACCGGGATAGTGTGTGCCCTTGTACGCGGCAATGCCGATGTACACCGCGTTGTTGAAGATCTTGTAGACGTAGCCCTTGTCGATCAACTTGCCCTTGCGCTCGATGCCCTTTGAGGTGGTCCAGCATTTGGATGTCACGCCCCTGGCTCGCAAGTCGCGAACCAAGGTCGCCATGGACGGCACGGTGGCGAATCGTGAAAACATCTCAATGACCAATTGAGCTTCGGCGGGGTTGGCAATGAGTTTGCGCTCAATCACGTCGTAGCCCAGCGGTGGCATGCCGCCCATCCAGATGCCTCGCTGGCGGGAGGCCGATATCTTGTCGCGCACCCGTTCGCCGGACAACTCCCGCTCGAACTGGGCAAACGAGAGCAGGATGTTGAGAGTCAACCGCCCCATTGACGTGGTGGTATTAAACGACTGCGTGACAGAGACAAACGTCACTTTGTGCTGATCAAAGAGTTCAACCAATTTGGCAAAGTCGGCCAGCGAGCGTGACAGGCGGTCAATCTTGTAGACAACAATGGTGTCGACAAAGCCGCGCCGGACATCTTCAAGCAGCCGTTTGAGGCCTGGGCGGTCCATGTTGCCACCCGAGAAGCCACCGTCGTCGTACCGGTCGCCCAGCATTAGCCAGCCTTCAGACTTCTGGCTGGCGATGTAGTTGTCGCAGGCATCACGCTGGGCGTGTAGCGAGTTGAAGTTCTGGTCCAACCCTTCCTCGGTGGACTTGCGGGTGTAAACCGCGCAGCACAGTTTGCGCGGCGCGTTCATCCCAGCCCCCGTCCTGATGAAAAGCCAAAGAAGGTCCAGCCGTTGCGATTGGTGCCGGTGATGGTGCGTGCGATGCTGGAAAGCGACTTGTAGCGCCTACCGTCATATTCGAAATAGTCCAGACCAACGACCACTTCACAGTCAGCACCCTCCCAATTGCGAATCAGGCGGGTGCCAGCCACTGGCCTGCCGTCAATGCGGCGGCTACGAACGGCCTGCTTGCCACCATCCAGTTGCTCTCCGAGGCGCTCCAGGCGTTTGACGGTTTCACGTTTGAGACCACCCAGCGCCAGTTCCTGGATGCGGTAGGCAAGGCGGCTTTCCAGGAATCGGCGGTTGAAGGGGGGTGGTTCCTGTTGGAACATTTCACGCCACATCTGTTTAAGGTCTGCGAAATTGGCGGTTTTCAGGGCTGCAACGCGTGCAACTACGGAATTAGTCATTGGGTGTTTTCCTTGGTTGTCAAAACACCGGTATGAACGCGCTCTTCGGTCAATTTATCAAGTAGATCTTGACCTTCAATGAGGCGGATTACGCCCTGCGCCAGGATGGCACCAACGATGGCCATGGGGCTGGCAATGTGCCCCGTTACTGATTTGTGCTTTTGGTCTGTGCTCATGTAGGTTCATACCCACGAAACGCTGGCCTTTCTCAGTGCGGTAATCCTTCCTGATACCGACCCATGGCAGTGAGGGACCCGCTTGGGGACGTAATTCTCAAAAGTCAGGCATTTTTTTAGATCCCCCGTCGCCCCTCTTCGCTCCCCCAAGATAACAGGGAGCACTAAATTACAAGATGACGGAGTACTTAGAGCACAGCAAAATTTGTGTAAGTCATTGATTTAATTGACATTGCCATAATTTTTCGGAAAATTCATGCAAATTGGATACATCTAGATGTAATGAAAAATTGTCAACTCAATACTTGAGTAGTAGATATTTTGCGGTCACTCGATACCAAATGCAGTGCTTTTTACATTGCTAGTTAGGTTCACCGGTAGCACAATTTGCCCATTCCAACCAATTTCATTGAGGACACCGAAATGACTGCAGCATCAACAGCAAAGAAGATTTCCAAAGGCCAGGAAAAGGCGCAGGCCATGCGCGACGCCTGCTGGCCTGATCTGGACGATGCAAAGCTCTGGAACAGAAAGAAAGTAAGCGGCTTCACCACAATTCCGCGCACCATGCCGGTGATCATGAACATCATCGACACGCTGACCAAAAATAAGCCTGCTGGAAGTACCTATTTCGTTTTGTGGTGTCGCACCTTCGATCAGGCGTTCCTGGTTATCGACAACCCCTTGACTTTGGCATCCGAGGCGGGATTCACCGGCGAGCGTGCCCTGAGCACCTGGAAAGACAGGATGCGCTCATTGGTTGAGCTTGGGTTCATTGACGCCAAGGAAGGCCCGGCGGGCACCTTTCATTACGTACTCCTGTTCAATCCGCACAAAGTGGTGTGGACACTGAAAAATAAGATTCAACCCGGCACGTTCCTGCAATTGCAGGCCCGTGCTATCGACATCACGGCCAAGGATTTCAAACCTTTGGAAACGCCCGCGGCCTGATAGGTGTCAGTGATACCCGGTCTGCAGCATTTGCTACAGGCTGAGTAGCTCACTCAGACATTCCCCCTAGAAACATTGCGCAGACGCTGAGCGCTGCGTTTCGAGCATTTCGGTATGCAAGGGGGAACTCACGCCTTTTTTCTCAAAAACCAGTATTGCAGTCACCCAACGCCTAGGTACCGTTCACATGAAGCCCATCAACGACCCATTCTTCGATGCCGTAAAAAACGCGGCTGCCACCCGTACCTACCGCATGGCCGCGCGTTTTGGACTGCCTGCGGCTGAGCGGGAAGACATCCAGCAGGAACTGATCCTTGACATGCTGGAGCGCGCCCACCGGTTTGATCCTGCCAAGGGCAGTGCTGGCACTTTCACGGGCATGGTGTCCGAGCACAGGGCTACTGAGCTGTTGGACAAGCTGATGAAAGATCGCCGACGGCTGTCCTTCGGCCCGAGCCCAATCGCCGCTAACGACCCCGAATTCCAGGAGCCCGGTGAGGGTGACCACGACAACGTGGTTCCCATGTGGGCAGACGACCGGGACTTGTTTGCCGACAGCATGGCCTTGCGTGACTTGGAAACCGCAGTGGCTTTCATGAACAACGACCAGATCGCGCTGTTTGACGTATTGAAGGCCACCGAAGACTTGCCCAGCGCCTGCAAGTCCTCTGGTATGTCCAGCGCCACCTTCTACCGCCGGGTTCAGGACCTGCAAATGCACCTGCGCATGTTCGGTTTTCGCTCTGCGGCCTGAGCCGCATCAAGTGGCCTGAGAAAAACCAGCTCCCCCACCGTAAGAACCTACAGATGCCGCAAGGAGTAACCAATGCCAGTACCCAAAAGATTGATTGATGCCACGCAAGCCCAACTTGGCTTGTCGCAAAGCCAGAACCGTGATGCCAAAGCTATGGCGGTTTACGTGCCCACAGCCTCTCCGACGGAAGCCAACCTGTGTGACTGGATTGCCAGCGCGTCCGTTGGCAACACCATCCAGTACCACGAGGGATTGTTGCTGCGCGACCGATCCGAAGTTGCCAGTGGGTTCCCGACCAAGGAGCGCGCCCGCATTCATGCCGTGGCCCGGCGTGCCTGGATTGCCTGCGAACTCGGCCTTGTGCACCTGTTTAGTCAAAAGGTGGATGACGACCACTACCGCTATCTGGCCATCCGCAGCAACAGTCTTTTGAAGGCACCAGACATCCGGTCCCGTTTACGTACCGCCCAGGCAACCGCCACCCAACGAAATCCCAACTGAAAGAAGGAGCACACATGATTCCCAAGCCCAACGTCCTGGATGAAATAGGCCAGCTTTCACTGACAGAACTTGATGCGCTGCCAATCGCGCAACTTGACGCCCGCATCAGGCAGGTCGGTGAACTCAAGGACACCGCCCGCCACTATGAGGATGCGCTGTATGCAGTGATGAACAAGCGCTTCAGTGAGCGCGCCAACCAAGCTCGTCAGGATGCTGGAAAGCACACCGGCACGGTGCGTTTTGAGGTTGATGGCTACGTGGTCATTGCCGACCTGCCCAAGCGCCTGGAATACGACCAGCCCAAGCTCAAGGGCGCGGTAGATGCCTTGCGCAAGTGGGGTGAGAACCCGGACGACTATGTCGGCATCGAAATCAAGGTGTCAGAGACAAAATACAACGCCTGGCCACCCGCGGTACGTCAGCTTTTCGAGCCCGCCCGTACGCTCAAAGTTGGAAAACCCAGCTACAAGCTGGAGCTGATCAAGACAGGGGTCATTGCCGATGCAGCCAACGACAGCAACTTCGGTGAGGTGCTGTGATGGCCATGTCACTCAATCAACTGACCCGGGCCAATCAGCCCAAGCCGCCACGCATTCTCATTCATGGTGTCGCCGGTGTTGGCAAGACCACTTTCGCAGCAGAGGCCAATGCGCCAGTTTTCGTACAAACGGAGGACGGACTTGGGACACTGGCAGCCAATCACTTCCCTCTGGCTCGCACCTTTGAGGAAGTGATTGATGCCCTGGCTGCGTTGTACACGGAGCCCCACGACTTCAAAACAGTTGTGATTGACAGCGTCGACTGGCTGGAGCCCTTGGTTTGGGGCAAAGCGTGTCGCGACAACGGCTGGGGCTCTATTGAAGATGCTGGCTACGGCAAGGGGTATGTCGCCGCGCTGAATTTGTGGCGTCAGTACATCGACGGTCTGAATGCATTGCGCGACGACCGCGCCATGACGGTCGTGCAGATTGCGCACACCGATATCAAGCGCTTCGACAGTCCCGAACATGACCCCTACGACCGTTACGTCATAAAACTGCACACCCGGGCTGCGGCCCTGTTGCAGGAGCACTCGGACATCGTGCTGTTTGCCAACTACCGCATCAGCACGGTCAAGGCCGACGTGGGTTTCAACAAAAAAGTCAACCGTGCCATGGGCTCGGGCGAGCGCGTCATCCATTCGGCAGAACGCCCCGCCTTTCTCGCAAAGAACCGCTACGGCTTGCCAGAGACCTTGTCGCTGAACTGGCAGTCCTTCGCCCAGGCGATGCCTGAATCAGTCCAGCCCATGCTTTTTCCGCAGCAATCCCTTACCAGTAACCCAACCCCAACCTGAAATTGAAATAGGAGTAACACACCATGGCTTCATTTGGACACACCTTCGACGCATCATCCGTAGAACCCAGCACAGGCTACGACGTTCTGCCCCCGGGCAAATACCTTGCACAAGTCGTCGCCAGCGAAATGCGCGCTACCAAGGACGGACACGGCCAGTACCTGTACATGGAGGTGGACATTCTTGAGGGACAGTACGCTGGCCGCAAGCTGTTTGATCGCCTGAATCTGGTCAACGCCAACCCGGATGCCGTGCAGATTGCCCAGCGCACCCTGTCGTCCATCTGCCGCGCAGTCGGCAAGTTGCAGGTCAGCAATTCGGAGCAGTTCCATCTGATCCCCCTCATCGCGGATGTGCGGGTGCGTCCGCCCAAGGGCATGTACGGCGAAAGCAACTCCATTCGCTACCTGCCACGCTCGGCACCGGCCGCCAACGCCGCGTCATTTGCGCCGGGTGCACCGGCGGTGCAGTCCGCTGTTGCCCGCCCGACAGTGGTCGCACAACCCCAGGCGCCCGCAGCCAACGGACTGCCCTGGAAGCGTCAAGGCTAAAGGGTCTGCAGATGGACAAGCATTTGAACCCGCAGGCCGAAGCCCGGTTGCCGGAGATTGCGCAAGGCTGTCGTGAGCGAATGGCAACGCTGCAAGGCGAGATCGAGTCTATCCGCACCCAGATCGCCACGACAGATATCAGGCGTCAGCTAGAAAAAAAGACGCTGGACCCTGACTGGTTCCACCGCGCCAAGACCGCCTTGCGGATGAAGCAGCAGGAACTGGCGCAGGTGACGGTACGACTGGCAGGGATCACCGAGCAACCGATTGTCAATCGACGCGAGGTGTTTAAGGATGCCTTGATTGATGTGGTACGTGCGCAGTGCGATGACGAACAGTGGTCCAGTCTCCTGACCCGGGCGCGGGCGCTGAGCGAAATCCAGGGGGCGCACCATGGCTGAACTGCCGCACAACGCCAGCCCAACCAGGGATGCCATCTTCGCAGCCTATGAAGCGGATTCTCAGGATGGCTTTCGCTGTCACCTTGGCGCGTCACTGATCGGCAAGGAATGTGAGCGCGCCCTCTGGTTTGACTTTCGCTGGACCACCCGCAGCAAACACCCGGGTCGCTTGCTGCGATTGTTTGAGACAGGCCAGTTGGCTGAAGCACGCTTTGTGATGAATTTGCGCCGAACGGGTGCGACGGTACTGGAGGTGGATCCCGAAACTGGTCGGCAGTTCAGGGTTCAGTCCCATGGCGGTCACTTCGGTGGCTCGCTTGACGGGGTGGCCATCAATCTGCTGGAAGCGCCCAAGACCTGGCATGTGCTGGAGTTCAAGACCCACTCCAACAAGAGCTTCAGCGATCTGGTAGCCAAGAAGGTCCGTGACAGCAAGCCGCAGCACTTTGCCCAGATGCAGATTTATATGCAC